CCACTTACCACTTACCACTTACCACTTACCACTTACCACTTACCACTTACCACTTACCACTTACCACTTACCACTTACCACTTACCACTTACCACTTACCACTTACCACTTACCACTTCACCTGTGACACTACATGGTTATGCTTTTTTTTTTATTGCACATCCAAAATGGGTCCTTGTCCCTTGTCACGGTCAGATGGTGAAACAATGAGGCGTTCAGAGGTTGTTTCAATGAACTCCACAGCAGGTCCACCGTCCACTGTTGTTCCGCTGTGATTCAATGCACCGCATGAACCAAGCCCCATTTGGGATCTTGCTGCTGATACACCAGAGGTACTAATTCCTTTGATTCGTTTGGTTGCAGTTCGGAATTCACGGTTGAAGATGTGGTGCCTGTATCTTTTGTATGGGAATTCAGGAGGTTGAATGTCTCCAAGTGGTGTGGAAACAAGTTGGTTGCGGTCCAGGTTGGAGTATCTTGCAGATCCATACAAGGTTTTGTCAGAGTCGTTGTATGCAAACGCGAATCCAAAGACTTGGAAGTAGTTGTTGTGCGTGTATTGATTTTCATCTGTGAGTGGAAAGATGAACTGGATTTTTTGTTGGAACGGAACACGGCGAAACCGTTGCAGGCTATCGGGGTTTCGTTGCCCGGTTGATTCATTCAGGTAATATGTTCCGTTGGGGTACAAGCCGGGAGACTGCAAGGTTTGGAATCCGGTTTCTTTCAGGAAGTTTCCCGCGTATCGGAATGTTCGTGTGCTATATTCATCCACGTCAATACCCCCCTCCATGATGTATACAGGCTGTTCCGCATATGTGGAAACAAGGTCCGAGACATGGATTGAAGATGGGTCCATGTCAAGAGAGTTGCCGGTTGGTTGAATCAAGTTGGATACATGAATGATGGTTGTGTCATCCAGACGTTCGCGGATAACATCTTGTGTTTTGACCCGATGACGTTCCAAAAGATGTGGTTCAATCAAGGCTCCGTATGTGAGTCCTGCACGTGAGGGCACGATGTTTTTGAGTTGTTTGAAAAAACCGCGATTGAACTGATCAATATATCTGAAGTATGCATTGAAGTCAATGGATGATGGGTATTTCATCCAGTATTTCTTGTTGACTGCATTCAGTGCCTGATATGAATCTTGATACAGTGATTCGGGATTTGCAAGCAATGCATTCACGTCTTGGATTCCAATGCTTGCAGTGATGTCTTGGTCCACACGGGACACCGGAGAAAAGAACACACCAATTGATTTGCTGTCTTTTCGGAATGTATCCAACGATCCCGCCTCACTTTTCCTGTCGGGAGACAGAGCACCAAGCAACGTTGCAGATTCCGTTCGCACTTTTGTGTTTGATGTTGCCCGTGATCCACTCTTGACGGGCGGTGTATGGTTGTCTCGGAGATAGAATTGAAAGTCGTCGGGTTCCAACGGGGAATATCCTGTTGTGGTGATGGAACCAGAAAACCCGGTGCCCGAAACATCATTTTCCACCATTGCATCTGCAAAGTCAATGTTGAAAAGCAAATCATCATTGATCCCAACACTTGGATCATACAATGTGGCATTGGATGACAAGAGATTGGTGTTATCTGTGTCATATTTGAACGGGGCAATCACATGTTGCTGAAATGTTGATTCGGTCAACGTGCTGGTCCACGCTCGGACGTAATCCACGTCACCATGAAATGCATTTGCAACTTCAACAATGCTTGTTGCATCATTCCATTCAACATTGAAACCGGATGTTGGAACCACGCTTGACACCGCAAACCATCCAAGTGCTTGACTGATGTCTGACGATGATCCATACGGTGGGATTGGAGACGCTTTTCCGGCACGAACCACAAACGAGGATCCGTCATACGAGATTTGAACGGATGCAAAATTTCCATCAAAGTATGGAATCCGATTGGAACCTGACCCCACAGTGAACGTTTGTCCTGTTGGTGGCAATGAAATTTCAAGATACCCGTATTCCGATGATGGTGAAAATGGAACCAAATCCAATGTGGCTATGGGATTGGATGATGAATCGGTGATTTCCAGCAAACGAGATGTTGCAGTATTGAACTGGGTTTTGAACCGCATTTCAACATCGGTGATGGGCGTATTCAGATCAACATTGATGCTTTGATTTCCGTAAAACCCAAGAGAATGTGTTTCGTCTTGGATGGTTTGAAATCCAACGTCGGATGCATCGCTTGCAGATCCATATTCTCGGATGGATAATCCAACTTTTGGCACTCCATAGATGGAAAGAAGGGCTTCAATACTTCGTCGGGTCCCCTTGGTCTTGCTCAGGTACGGAATGTTGTTGAGAACACGCCTCCATACTTGTTTGTTGACTTGTTCATATTCCTTTTCATCGTCTCCTACCAAGAATTGAAATGCATCTTCCAACTCAAACCCGTTGAATACGTCGTATCCAAAGCTGTTTGCAACGAATTGAGACAGATCCGAACTCAATCCTTCAACGGCGTCTTTGTCTTCGGACCGGTCATGCACGTACTGCATGTGCTTGATGTATGTCCAGATGATGTCAAAGTAATGTGCCACCAATTTTGTAAACAACTCAAAATCTTGGTTGCGTTTATCGGCACGGATGAACTCTGGAAGTTGGTTTGACAGTGCGTTTGGGTTGTTTCTGTCATACAGATCCGCACTTGTTTTCAGGTCTTCAAAAAAGGTTTGGACTGCGGGGTCGTTGATGTCCAGCAAATCACCCCCGGATGTGCGGATGTCGGAGTTGTTGAACATCCATGACTCAAAGCCGTCAAATGCCTCAGAAAGCGTTGTTTTTTTGTCTTGGAGGGATTGGACCTCTTTTCTTTTTTGTGGGCTTAGAAGCTCTCCTGTGGACGACAGGGCGGCATTAGATGTGATGCTGTCAATATCATCTTGAATGTCCTGATATACACCCAGTTTGTACTGGAAATTGCGAACACGTTCCAATGCACTTGAAAACTTGATGAAGTTGGAAAAGTCTGTGTAATCAACGTTTAGATTGGTGTCGCTTGTGCGATCCAACAAGTTTTCAAGAAGCTGATTGCTGGATTGTTCATTACTGTCAAGCAATGTGTCCCATGTTTGCCGACCTGTGTCCCGAAAATCGCTTTCTTGTGGGGTTGCATTGAAATCGGGTCCCCTCAAATAAACCAAATCGGTTGGTGATTGAGTCTCAACATAACGAACCCGGTCAACATAGCTGGGAAACACTTCTTGATTGATCCAAAATTCTTGGTTTCGTTCAATGTTGTCTGGAACGGGTTCATATGTTTTCAGCACCACACTGTTGGGGAAATCGGGAAATGTGGTTGCATCAACCGTCCAATTCACAATATGCAATAGTTGCGACTGTCCAAAATTTGCCACATAATCAAAACTGGACCCATCGGCGTCTTCAGAGAAAAATGACAAAAACGTTTCTTGGAATGGAACGTCCACAACCTTGGAACCGATCAACTTGGGGAGAACTCTGATTTCCGTTCGGTCTTCAGAAATTTCATGAACAAACAATTTCATGCCAATCCGACTTCCAAGATTGCGTCTTAAAATGTCTTGTTGCTCCGATATTGGTGCAAGCTGGAAGTTTTCGGGGATTCTTGGGTAAATCACCTTTCTCAAGAAGTTGTAACGCAGAATGTACCCTGTTTCATTTTCAAGAGACAGTTGATTCAGGTGTTGGTATGTCGGAACCAACAGTTGACCTTCTTGATTGATCTTATATGCCTTTGACGTGAAATCGTCTCGGAAAGAACCATCATCTGCATTGTATGCTGCAATTTCAACAAAGTCGGTTCTGATATCGCCAAAAAACCCACCTTGTGTTCCCCGAAAAAACTTGTTGGCTTCATTTGGTGATATGAATGAAGCCCGTTTCAGAGGCTCAAATGGTGGTTCAGGCTGGATATTCCGAAATGCCTCATTGATATTTGTCATTTTTCGTGTTTTTTTCTTTTTATCTCAATTCATCTGGCGTTTCAACCACCAACTGCACTGACGATCCGTCAGGATTCGCTTTCATGCTTACCCTAAAAAACAGTCCATCTCCGAAATCTAAACACACGGATGATATATCTGCAACCCAATCCTTGACATGTCCCTGTCTAACAAGAGTATACAACGCTTCTTTATTTTCTATGTCTTGGGGTTCAAAATCGGGTTTCTGTTCCCCAAAGGCTTGGTCTGGATTTGGTAGACCATATTTATCCCAATTTGGGACGGATTCTTGAGACGATGCATCCGTTTCGGGATCCGACGGTGTGTTGTTGTTGAGTTTTTCGTTTTTCAAACTTTCAAATGCCATATCATTCAATGGTTATTGTATTGGTGCTTTGGTTGTTTGGATCGTCATTTGGATCAGCAAGTTGTGATATATCACGGTCAATCACCTTTCTAAGTTGATCGCGGTCATACACAGGACGAACCAAGTTGATTGATAGCCGAGATGTGGGATCTTGTTGTCCCGAAAATTTGATTTCTCCGTTGGGATTTCTCTCGTATTCTGTGGGTGATTCAGTAGAATCAATGAGTCGGTCTTGATCCAAACGTGGGTCATTTGTTGAAATTGCCATTTTCTATATCACCGTTCAAGTTTGAATGTGTTTGTGGTTGGGGTAAGATCGTATGAATTACCCCAAATGTCATGAGTGTATTCAAGGTGTATGGTATAATACCGGTTTGGCATCCATCCCGTGAAGTCCACATCAAAGTAATATCCGTCTTGTGCATTGAAACTGCATGTGGACGCATCGGAAAATGGAATGATCGTCTTGCCAGTTACTTGGTCTTTGATTTGATATTTCACGGAACCATCTGCGAGATACCGGGACGTTTTGTCGGTTGCTTCTTCAACAAACGGTTGTTTTTGGAATCGTGGTTCCACGATCACATGAAAGCGATACAGCTTATTTGCATGATAGTGCTCATTTTTCAGTTCACGAAATCTTGATACCGGTTGATCATTCAGCGACAATGCAACAGCATTTTCGGTGTCAACGTCTGAATCATCAAACTTGAGAACCATTCGGGGCTGATAAATGGTATGGGTTTGTTCCCCGAAATACTTGAGAACCACGTTTTCGGCGTTGTTTGGGTATTTTGGAACAAGACGCAGCAATAGCCCGTTATTGTTTAATCCCGCAACCCAATCATCAAATATATCGTTAATTTCAATGTCAATGTCACTTCTTTGAAATCTATATGAATCAACGGATTCTATTGCCGAAAAAAAGTCTCCCCCTGGAGTATTCCAATCTATCCCTGTTCCTGTTTCATTCCACGTCACTCCGTCTGGAGAAATGCCGGTTTGAAATTTACGACCAGTTCCGCGTTTAAACGGTTTTGACAATGCGGCAATGGCAATGTCATATTCAATGGGCAAACTTGAAACTTCGGTGGTGGTAAATTGAACTGAACATGAATAGTTGATGCCAGACAATCCATCAATCTTGTTTATCAGCTGGTCCACGTCAAACATGCAGACAATACGAGATTCATCGCCGTTCACACGATCCAATTCAAGAATTTCATCACTACCCACGTTTTTGTCGGTATTGTATTCATATATGGTTGAATCCTTGATAGGTGTTGCAAAGTGGTACATGATTTTTTTTGCGGTTTGAATGAAATTTTATCACTTGGCGCGACCCACAATATCGGAGTCTGGAAACTTTACCTCAAAGATGCTTGGATCTTGACTTGGGTATACGATCCCATCACGGGTTGCGCTTTCAATATCATATACGTTGTCCGAATACTCACCACCCCCAAATTTATTGGTGATTTCAAAACTGGACACGTTTTGAATACCTGGAATTTCATTGATCTCACGAACAATCTGTCCAATCACGATGGGCTGTTTGAAGTTTTGGTTGTCGTTATCAAACAACTCTCTCACTTTTGAAAGAGCCTGCATCAACACCCTGTTCTTGTTGTACGTGGAGTACACAAGAATTTCAAATTCAATCCCGATGTTGATCACAAACCCATCCTTGATGTTGACAGCGTCGGTTAGCATTCGGAATTCATCAAGGTACGTGATTAGGTTTTGCTTGACCGTATCATTCAGCGTTGTGAAATTCTTGTTTTCGTCATACCCAAGCACGTAAAGGTTGACGCCAAATGGGTTATTGATTTCAGATTCTTGTCGTGTCGCAATTTCATCAGTGGACGGATAAACCTTTGCAATGGAACCATACCGAGATGGCATGTTAAGAGTGCGAACCACGTAATCTTGTTTTGTAACAACACGATCTTGTGCTTTGAAAAATGCGCGTGCGTTGTTCTTGATTTCTTGAATAGACTCTTGTCCAGCACCCCCTGTTGCTGCCTGTGGATTTTCAACGCCCAAACTTGATTGCACGTCTTGAATATCTTGTTGACTTCCCCCGAGTTGAGACGAATTAAATTGCACGTCATCAATCACCACAAGATCCGATTGGGGAACATTGCTTTCTACACCGCCACCGCTCGCATATTCCACTGTGAGTGTGGTGTTGTATGGAACTTGTCCATATGTTGTGGTTTCAAGAAAGTTTGATGGATCAAGGGGTTGTGTGAGTTGTTGGGTGGGTTTCAAGATGGGATTCCCAATAGTGGTCCCGGATGGCACCACCTCTTGATTGATGTTTTGTCCATCACCGCTTCCAAACCGAAGTTCCACATTACCGTCACGGGAAATGCGGCGAATGAATCGTCTCGGTGTCCGAGACAGCTTCAACAAGTATTCAACATTTTCATCTTGTGAGAACCGGGGATTGATGTTGCTTGAGTTTTTGAATTCTTGGAACACCGTTTCTTGGGCTAAGTAGGGAACCTGAAACCAGCGATTCCCATCTGAGTCTCGGACTTCAATAATGTCAATGAAATCTTCATCGGATATTGTGATGGATGTATACGGTTTCGGTTGGTCAAAGTCAAACGTTTGTGTCTTGACTTCTCCTGCAACTGCTGGAACTTGTTTGCGAAGTAAATACGACGTGGGTTCTCCCGTTCCGGGATCTTCGGTCCATATTTCAACATCCAGTGGATCATCAAAACGGTCCACTGTAAAATCAACCTCCCGAGTTGTTCTAAATTTCACATCTGGATTGGATTGACTTGAAACAATCATTTGCTCTTGAATGGATGGGATCACATCAAAATCCGGCTCCAAGTCTCCAGTATCCGGGTTGTTGCGCACCGGAGCAACCACGAAAACATCAAGCATTGTTTGTGCTGGTCGGCTCAATTTGGGCACATATCCCAATGCTTGTGCCATTGCCACAACGTTTTTTCTTTCCTTGGCGTATTGGATGAAGTTTTCTTGAAACTGCTGATCTGTGTAAAAGGAAAGAACGTCTCCCACATACGAAGCCAGTTCAAGATAAATGGTGCCGATAGATTCGTCGGAGAAATCCTGGTATGTATCGGGGTAATATGCACGAGTGAACTCAATCAGGTCTTGCTTGATTGAATCAAAGTCGCGTGAAAGATACCGTATGTCTTTGGTCTTTTCTTGTGGCATGTGGTGTTTTATTTGTTATCATTCATTGGAACGTTCAATTTTCGGTTCCGATGGACAACGACACATTTCCTTGTTGTCCCGGCAATTCAGATGCAGTGAATGCAATGTCAACCATGATGCTTTTGTTGGATGTAGCATCCACATTCAAGTTGTTGATGGTGACGTATGGCATGAAACGTGACACTGAATCCCGGATCTCTTGTTCAATTGCAGAGATGTTAGATTGGTTTTGTTCCCGATACAAGATCCGATACAGCAATGTACCGAACTCGGGGTTCATGATGCGTTCACCTCTTCTTGTTGAGAGCAGATTGACAAGATTGGCTTTGATTTGATCAATGTCTTGGAAGGTTTTGTCAAAGTACCCACCATGGTTGGTTCGCCGCATTGGATAGTTGAGTCCAATGGATGATGTCATAGCATTTATTGGTAATTTCGGTTTTTTTGTTTCACGGTGACCAATTCACATTTCCAGACGCTTTTTTCTTTTTAGCTTCATCAGAAATCTTTTTGGCGTTTTGGGTTACTTGATTGAAAAACTGGTCGTCATTTTTCAATGCTTTTTTGGCTCGTGGACTCATCTCACTATCGGGATCTACTCCTTGAACGCGATTTCCCATGTCTTGTTGTTCCATGTTGTCATGCTGCTGATTTCCGGGTCCATAGTTGGATGGATCAAATGACATTCCACTTGGATTGGGTTGTGTGCCTTGGTTGTTGGATTCATTCAGTCCCATCTCTTGGGCTTTTCGGATCTTCTCTTTGATGGTTGCGATTTCACGATCTTCATCTTCCGACGCCATTTTGTTGATGGAGTCTGTCAGTTTCCGGGAGTTGTCATGCATGTTTTGGTTCTTCAAAGCATTGTTCAACACCGGATCATCGGAAGATGATCCAGATGATGACGGCATCATGTCATGCAACTCAGCAAGAACTTGTTTGCGAGTTGCTTTTTGACTTTTTTTGATTTCGGTCACCATCATTTTTTTGAAGGCGGGAAGAACCTTTTGTCTGATTTCTTTTTTGACTTGCGATTCAACCAATTTTTGAACAATGGTCAGGATTTTGTTTTTCTTCATGTCTGGATTGGTTTTTTTATGTGGCTACGTGATGGGAATACGTGCAAATTTTTTCAGGATGCTCTCATAAACTTATATATAGCCTTGAAATGGATATGGGACAGGAATCGGAGCGCCGGTGGGTTGTGGTGTGAGTCCTGTTGTTATTCCGGACACCGTTGCAAGGTGTGCTTGGATGGGAGTGATCAATGAATTCTCAACAAACTCTTGAATGGTATCGCTCGTTGTTGGAATGGTGGTTTGAAATGTTCCGGGGTTCACAATGGCGTTTGAAACAACTTGTGTGCTTGGTGGGGGAGGCATCGTTGTTTCCAGGCGCGCGCCTGTCCAATATCCAATCACAGCAGTTTGAAACGCGGTTGCAATTTGTGCATTGATTGAAACCGTGCTTGATGCAGCAGATTGAAATGCAGCAACCAATGCAGATTGAAATGCATTAACGTTGGCTTGAACAACAGCATTTCCATATAATGCATCTTGTCCGCTCTTCTTGATCATTTCGTCATACCACGTCGTGAATTGTCGTGCCATGTCTGATATTGAAAGAACAGACCGCGATACGTTAGATGTTAAAATTTCAACAAGATTATCGCGTTGTTGTTGAAAGTCAATTGCCATTTTTTTATTATTGTGTGAAGTTGCGTTGACTGAGAATAGTTTGAAGCTGGTTTTGAATGGAAGCAAACTGAGCAGCATTGATGGGTGGCCCAGTGGGACCAACCGGTGACGTGTGTGTTTGTTGTTGAATGGCAGTTAGCAGATCATTCAAGATTCCAACCAACGTTTGACCCAAAACAATGGGTTCAGACTGATCCTGTTCCCCAAAATACATTTCAGGCACATTCCATACAACACGTTCCGATATGTCATGCTCCGCTGTACCGCCCACAGACACGTTCAAATCGCCTTGAATGTTTGATGTGATGCTTCCCCTTGTTTCATGTGTTCGGTCTCCCACAATGTTGCTCATGACGTTCCCATCCACGTCCAATGTGAAATCAGATGCAGAGTTGAGATTGATGTCACCTTTTGCAAAAAGCATGATCTGATTCTTTTTGGCATCCAAAACAATACGGTCGGACACACTCAATATCTGATTCCCACCGTATTCAGAAGGTGGATTTTCAGCGCTGGATAAGTGGGTTTCGGAATCCCTTGTGGACGGTTCCAAATCAAGAACCCCATCTTGAGAAAGGTAAATGCTTGAAGGGTCTTGATTGATGTCCTCATAGATTGGTTCCAGATAATCAAGATTTGATGCATCTTCATATTGACCACACCGAATCTTGATTGTGGGATTTCCAGTGTCTTGGTTGCTCCCAAGCCGAATGGAGTTTGAAAACCGCCCTTCAATGATCACATCACCTTCATCATGGTCAAGTGGTTTGAAATCATCGTTGATTTCAAATACATCCCCTACACTAACGTCTGAATTTGATGGTGACGTATCTCCCACACCTGATTCACGATAGTTTTGCTGGGTATTGGTAGACCCTGTTTTCAACGTTGGATCCACGCTCACGTTTGCAAGGTCGTTGTGATTTTGATTTAAAAGGTGGTTGACAACGTCAACGTAATAGAAGTTTCCAAGAAATTTTCCGACAAGAACAATCTCATGGCGCAATGGGTATTTTTGAATGTTGGCACTCAATGGACGCGCCAAAAAAAGTTGAGACTCGGGTCGGTTCTTTTGACTGTAGATGAATCGGAATCGCACCTTTCCAATGTCTTCAAACCCCTTAAATTCCGGATGATCGGAATCGCGGATCACATCTATCACTTCTGCGGACTCCAACTCATAGAAGTCGCCGGGTGATGAAGCCCGAGCCAAATCACTGTCGGTGTTGAGTCCTTGTGACCCAGTGGGTCCAAATGTTGATGCATATTCGTTTGTTTTGTATGCCATATCACGTTTTGTTGAGACTTTCTATTGCTTGATTTGCCCGCTTTTCAAACTCGTCAACCTCTTGTTGCACTTTTTCTTCCTGGTTCTTTTTTCGCATTTCCTTCGCTATTTTCTGCAAATCATCTTTTTCGGATTCACTAAGTTCAACTCCAGGTCCAGCGGACGAAACATTTTCGGCGTTTCTCATATATCCTGTCAAAAGACGTTGAACAATTTTTGCGAGTTCAACCATCTGCTTATCATTTTTGATGTCAACTTCAAGGTACTCTTTGACAAGCGGAACCAATACTACAGCATCATCCAGATCGTCAATCATCCCAGAAAGCATGTCCGTGAGTTCGGAGATGCGCTTACTTTTCTTTTCTGACGTTTTGTCAATACGTTCAAGGATGTCGGCCATAGATTTTCCGTCATATATCTCAATGTTTTCAAGATTCAGTTGCATGATATTTTGTTGGGTATCGTATGATTGATTTCATTCCGGATTCGGTGTCCAAAAAAAGCCTGTGTCTGTGTGTGCATAGATAGATACATATCCACATGAATATATGAATATGCATCAACATCCGCACACACAGACACAGGCACATATACGCTGTTGTTTACGAGCTTTTCAGTTTTGGGTGAATAAGGCGTTGGTGGTGGATTTTTGGGCGTTTTTTATGGTGCCTGTTTCCCGAAAGGTTTTAATGGTTTCGTAATAGTGGTCTTTGAATTCTTTAACAACACTTGTGATATATTGGGATTTGGTGACACCAGAATGCTCCCGAATCATGGTATATAGCAACCGTTTTCGGAATTCAAAGATGCTGTCTGTTTTCTCCAAGATGTCAATCACGGCATCTGCAATCCGAAGGTCTCGGTCCTTGTGAAACACGTCATACATGTTGGTTTTCCAATACTCAATGTAGAGTTCAAGGAACTCTTTTAGATCATTTCGTGAGTCAAAGTGTTGCGGCGATTCAATTTCAAAGTTCAAGTCCTCGTTGTCAATGGACATGTGCCTTTTCTCACGCTTGTAGTTCTTTTTGCTTATGGACAAGCCTTTGGTGTAGGCAATTCGTGAGAAGTATGAAAACGCCTTTCCTTTGCCTTCTTCAAAATAGTCCAGCTTTTCAACGATGTATGCAATGATTTGGGATTGAAGGTCTTCTTTGGTGGTTTCATAGTGGCTGAAGTTATACATGTTGACAGTATATTCAACCAGTTTTTCCATTGCATCTTTGATGCGTGTTCGGTATATTTGGCTTCGTTCTATGTAATCGTCACTATTGTTGTATTCAATGATTGCATCTTCAACGTCTTGGTCAAAATAGTAGTTGTCATTTGACATAAAAAAGAATATGGGGATTGGGATTCATTCACCATGTTCAACCTTGATCTTCCGGGGTTGTTTCATAGAATCCCATTTCATAAAGATCATTGACCATTTCTTTTAGTGCTTTGAAAAAATACCCTACTTCATCATCCGCTTCAAATGCACCAAGTTCGTCAATCCGTTCAATCTCTTGTTTCATTCCAACAACATGCTCTTCAAACACGGCATACCATTCTTCGTAAAACATGATTTTCCGTGCCGAGTTATAAAGACCATATATTGCTATTCCCAAGAGAATGACCAAAATCAATATGATAGAACTCAAAATCCATGTCGTGATACTCATGGTGTGTAGTAGTTTTTGTTTGTGGGTATGTTGTTATTCCTGATCCCAAATGTCATTGTTGGGATAGAGTTCATCAAATGCTTGGGATGCTTGGTTTGATGAAGAAAGACGTTCGGTGATTTGATTGTACGCCGTTTCCACTTCTTGAACGGTTTCGCATGATTTTAGGGGTTCAAGAATTGATGCACGATCCTGTTTTGGGATTTCAAACTCGGTGATCAAATCTCGTGCATGCTGCTTTTTGCATTCACGCAAAAACATTTGATGTTCCTTTGATTTGGGTTCGGTGGATGAATTCGTGTTGTTGGTTTCTTGAGGCTGTTCTTGGTTCTCATGATCTTCAGTTTGGGTGACATTTTCAAGTTTAGACAGGATACTCAATTCTTGGACCAACAACTGCAAAATGCCGACACGTTCGTGATCTGTTATGTCATCACGAACGTGTCGGAGTTGGTTTTCAATGTCATTGAGCGTTGATTCAACCCGTTGATTTATTTGCATTTTTGACAAGACTTTCTTTTTGTGATTTGCTGAGTTGCTTGATCTCATGCTCCCGTTTACTTGCTTCGCTACGATCCTTTGCAGGCTCGGTGTATACAACTTCAGAGGGGATTCGGGAGCGGACATATTTACTTCCAGTGCCATTGTTATGCTCTTTTACACGACGTTCTACGTTGGTTGTGATGCCACAATACAAGCTGTTGTCATTGCAGCGAAGCAAGTAAACGTGCCATTGGTTCTCGGTTTCTTGTTTCAATCTGTTTTTTTGTCTTTGTTTTTCAATGAACGAAGATCATCACGCAACACGCCCCACCCCAATGACATTGGAAGAGCGATCCACCAAAATATGAAGTTTGAAAGAAATCGGTAAAGTGCGGGATCACGTCCCGAACGCCGGAACGTGAATCCACGGATGGTTCCGTATGCTGCCCACAGAGTTCCAATGATAAGGTAAGTGAAAATGATGAAGTCAATCATGTTGATTGGATTTTGTTGTTGTTGTTGTTGTGCGAATCAAGAAACACATGTTCATCTCCCGTGTTTCCGATTCTATAAAAACTTGTCTTTGATTTCATGTTTCACGGTTTTGATAAACCGCTCTACAATTCCATCGTCATATGCGGATTGCACGTTTTCACTCTGATCCCCCAATTTGAGATGTCGGGGATTCACACATGTTTTGTTGTTGCACGTGTGCATTACAACACTGCCATCAGGCACCTTTCCATTATGAATCTCATATGAAATAATGTGAGCACCCAGAGTTCACCCATTGATTTTGAATGCACCATATCCATTTCGGACGGACGCATTCCACTCCCAACAGCTATTTCCTTTTCCCTTGTCACATTTGTCGTCAAACCGTTCTTTGTCTTTCTTGGCGATTTTCATGTGTTTATATTATAATAATACTACAGGTGTTTTCTTCTTGCATATGCTATGATTCCCCCCAACTCCAATACCATTCCATTTTTGATGGACGTGTGTCCGATTTTATATGACTGGAACAGCCCAATGCAAACCATCAGTCTCACCATATATAATACGACCAATGTACATTTACATTGAATAGAACGTGAATTGCAACGACTGCGAGAGAGTGAAATATATAACTTGACAAGAAATGCAAGCCACTATGACAAAGTTCATGACAGATAGATAATGCTTTTTTGGTTATCGGTTTGTTGAAAGTTGGTGAAAAGCATCAGGTGGGGCAAACTGGGGCATTTCTCCCTCGTTCAAACGGATTTTTATCTTTCCTGTCGGAGATGGATCAGCATTCCATCTCACCCCCATCTCACGGCAAATCTCAACCTTGGATGTGTCTCCAACGTTTTCGTGGAAATACGAATTGTCACTCCAGATTCTAAAGTTGTTGGATGTCACAAAAACGGCATGTGACGTTCGGGCAACCTCGTATTCTGATCGGTCCAGACATTGCAATTTGGTCTCCCATTCCACTTTCAAAAATCCTCCGTACAAAATCAGTAACCCCACGAGTCCCACAACGAAGTGTGAAATTTTAGACTCAAAGATTTCATAAGAAATGAAACCAAGCACAGTCATAAAAACCGCAGCCACAAATGAAAAAAAGATGAACTCTGGGATACTCATTATATTATTTGTTGACGTTTTGAGTGTTTTGTAGATTGGATGCAAAATCTTGAATCACACGGCTCCGATCATGTTCCATCAAGTATTCGTGATATTCTTGATCATTTTCAAATTGAGATTTGAAGGATCCAAGCGCTTTTCCGAGTTCACGACCCTTGAGATCAAAGTGATCCATTGCAACGTTGCCGTTGAATGTCTCATGTGCTTTCTGACGCCAATCACGGGCTTCTCTGGCGCTTTCAATTTTTTCTTGTAGGTTGACCCCAAAGAAAGATTCGGCGCGCTCTACGGCTTTCTCTCGGCTTGGTCGTTCCAATTCAACACGTGGAATGGTTTGCAGGTAGTCCATCCACTTCATGTATGTGCTTCGCTTGGTGTCCCGGTGACGCTGTCCCGCATTCAAGTTTTTGGGCATAAAGCAACCGTAGTTGAAATATGTGCTATCAACCACGTATTCAAACACATCTTCAAGTTCATCAAATCCGGATTGAAAACGACCCCAGTCAAATCCAAGAAACTCAAACACTTGTTCGGGATCACGCGACAAAACCCATTCTCCGAGTTTGACGCTTCGTGTGTCGCTGTCGTAGTACGCGGTGTATCGGAGTCCCTGAAATCCATATTTGAATCGTTGAAACCGGGCAATTTTGCCCATTAGATTTCCAAGACCATTGAATGCGGCGAATGTCTTTTGCATGTCCCAATGACCCGGAGATGTGAACACCAGATCCAATTGAAATGGCACCCCGTTTGGCGTCTTCCAGTCCAGGCTCACCACGTCACCGTTGTTGTGTGTTTCGTTGGGGTCAAAACTATCTACCAAATCCCATTTGTCAACGGTGCCTTTTTTGATGAGCACATCAATGTCTCCGTGAGATTGCTTGTTGTGATACGATTTGACGAACTTGAATTCGGGATTCAAATCCGAATTCAAGACATGATCAACGAACTTGCGTTTCGTGGCACGGAATTCACGTTTGCTAATCCGATATGTATCCGTTGATTTAAGTGCATTTCCTCCCATGATTTCAAATCCCGATTTCATTGAAGAAAGACGATTTCGCAAAGGTTTCTTTTGTCAACCGCCGCAACCGCACTTCAGTTTGAAAATCTTGGGTACTACCAATATGTTTCACGGTGGGCGCAGCTCGGTGGTCAGTTTTCCATTCTGTAATTGAAGCGGGGACCGTGTGTTCCCATGTACAGTCAAGTGAAAATGGGGTTCCTTTGTATTTACATTTGATCGGCATGAATGATAAATGGCCGTCACTGGAAACGGCACCCTTTTCAAAAAAACTGATTATGGTTGTTGGTGGGTCAATTGTGATAAGTTGAAGTGATATGTTTTTAATTTTCCTTATCATCATTGTCCGCATCCAAGCACGTTCCATCATGTAAATCCAGTATTCATTACTTTGTTGGTCTAATGCCCAAAATTCATGGATATGCAACGGTGCCTCCGCTTCATATTTCACTGTTTTGAAAAGTGGCATTTTCTCATTGCGTGATTCGGGTTAAAATGTAATCACGATTTTTGGTGAATCGGGGCAAATCACGGCGAACCGCATAATGGCTTCGTGTGACTTTGCCGTTTCGGCTTTTGATATGACCCTCTGCGATCAACTCTTCAAGTTTGGATTCTTGTGTGATCACTTCACCGATTGTGGCTTCATATGTTTCACGCTCCACAAGAAATCCACGTTTCCGCTGTGGAGATCCACTGTTTGGGTTTTTGCCAAGTTCTTGGTAGATGATTTCTTGACGTTCATTGATTGATTTTTTGTGGAGTCGTCTTTGGGCTTTCTTTCTCCCGTGACGTTCCTTGAGACCATAATAAGCCATAGACGACACGTAATTTTTGAACGCATCTTCTTGTCTCCATATAAAGTAGTTGACAACCTCGTTGGGGGGCAACACGAAACAACGCCCATCAAAAACGGCAGTTAGTCCGGTCTCCCGTGAGAACGCAACTGACGCAGTGGATGCAAGCAAACTAACGAGTTTCTGAACTCGGTTGCCAAGAAACGGCGTTTGGTTTTCACTCTTGTCATTCCGAAGCAGCAATGAAATTTCGTCGCTTTGGGAATATGCAAATTCGGCGTTGCAGTATTTCAAAACCGCCACACACGTTTCTTCCATTGCCGATTCAAATTCAGAATCAAACGGCTTCTTAAAATTTTGATTCGTTAGATTTGAAAAACTGTTCCCGTCCAAACGCACGAGCACCGGGTGCAAAGGCGGCAATTTGCTTCTGAACGCTCTCTCGTGTTTCTTCATCCGGGTTGATAAATTCATCTTGGTTTGTTGGTTTCTGAAAATGAGCACGGTTGCGATGCATTGTCAAGGTTTGGAATGCCCGTTGCACGCTCACGTTGTCAAGCACATGATCTGCGAGCACCCCCATCGCAAATGCAGTGTCCGGATCAATCTTGAAATCAAACCGGTTCGCAAACCGTGCAGCACGAACGATCCGCAGATAATCTTGCTTGAACCGATCCATCGGATCCCCAACCGAACGGATGATCCCTACGTCAAGATCATCAAGACCACCAAAGGGATCAACAATGTTTCCATCCACATCCATTGCAAGCGCATTGATCGTGAAATCCCGACGATTTAGATCGTCGTGAATGTTTTCGGCAAACACAACATCAGCGTGACGACCATCCGTTGTCACATCTTTCCGAAAGGTGGTGATGTCAAAATCGTCATCACCAATCCGAGCGACCACCGTTCCGTGGTCAATCCCAACGGTGGTGAAATCAATACCACGATCCGTCAGCTTTTGGCACACCACGTCCGGAGTGTCTGACGTGGTGAAATCAATATCATCGTAATCATGTCCGTAAACGTGATCTCGGACGGCACCACCGACCGCATGAAGGTCGGTGAGGAAGTCAAACTTGGAAAGTGCGTCGGAAAGCGTCATGGGTTGAACCGTTGAATGATAGAACGTCGTTTCGTGTTTGGCGACAAAAATAAAAAAAGAGTTGGGGGACAATGTTGTCCCCCAAGAGAATTTCAAACCACGTGGTAGATTTCCCCCCCAACGCGGATTTCGCGGATACGATCCAACCGAATGTCTCGGAGGATCACTGGGGTTTCCACGTTTTGGCGACCGGAACTTTGGCTGTTATTATACATGAAGTCACGCAGAGAATCCAATCGCTCCCCTTGAATCTCTTGAGAACGTTGTGTGTCCACGTAGAACGTTTCCAATGCTTGTTCTACCTTAACTTCCAGGTAGAACCGTTCGCGGTCGCTGTGCTTTGGTGTATGACGCACAAGAGGCGCATCATCCATCCGAACACCCCAACGGCGCGGTTCGGGTTCAAATGGTTCGTGGTCCGGTCCTTGTTCTCGTTCACGCTGGTTGTTGACCGAGTTACCGTATCGGAAGTTGATTATTCCGGAAACCCGGCTCGTCTTCTCAACAATGGGATCTCCGTCTTCAGTGTGGAATTCGTTGTATGGAGTCCCACGACCATTCACCGTTTTCCGCATCCGTGGAGTCGTGGTGTATGTCACACTCACGAATTGAGCACGAGTTGGGAGATTGATCAAAATGTCTCGGAGTTGCTGTTGGGTAACAAGCATCGTGCGCTGTGTTTTGTCAAGGGGTTTCCGTTGTGCTGCATTTTGGTCAATGCACCATCACAAGCACGGTTCCACCTTCACACAAACTTGAAAATCCCCCATAACCCGAAAGCCGTGGGGGGTTTGATGTCATGAGCATTTCACAATGTCCGGACCATACGCCGGTTTGATCTCTTTGAATTCAACATGCCGCCCGTTCTCATCTTTGGCAAGAACGCCGCTTGGAATGATCTCTACCACAGTGTAAATGTCGTTTGAAAACGGATCCTCAAAAAACCGATCTCCGACGGCAAGTTGAAATACGGATGTATACTCGGTCATTGGCATGATCCTTGTTTTAGAATTTGGGCGATGCGTTATGCTCGTTCAAAGGGAATCATACAGATCACAGAACTGATGAGCATCGTTGGGATTCATGTGTTTTCCTGTTAGTGAAAGATGATGCGCTTGGTATTGCACAAACCAACCAACACACGGTTCTATGTTTCGTGTGGATGTGTATATTGGATTTGATGTGAAGCACACCCGGCAGGACTTGAACCTGCAAATCGTCGCATTAGAAGTGCGATGCCTTATCCATTTTGGCTACGGGTGCGTGGATGTTTTTATCTCCAAATCCACCAAACAACGGCAATGTAAAAAAGCACAAACAACCATTGTCCGGACACGACAAACCACACCAAAAGGCCAATGAAAACAACAACATTGACGGTTTGATGGTCCAAGATGCGGTCAATCAGTTTTGCAATCACAATTTCCCACTTTTTCATTGTCTTGAATTTCTTTGAGGCACATGAGCGCTTCTTGAATTCCCACACGACGCCCTTTCTGCTCTCTGACCCAAGATGACAGTTTCCCATCATCACCGTGTTCAGAAATCCATGCTGTGAGTTCGTTGTGTCACTGTTCAAGACGTTTCTTTAATTTTTGGATCATAGATATGCTTTTGTATTTTGAGTATCACACAAGCCAACGTGCGGCGTCTTCGCCGCTTTCTGTGAGCACGTGGCGTTGATTTGATTCATTGAATGTCACAACACAAACGCAGTTCCCAATCGGAATGTGAAGGATCAAGAAAACTGATCAGCCCATTCCGTCAAGGCACGTCCAATCTCTGCATCTGACGTGGTTTGTGATCCGTTGACCACAAATGTGTGGGCATTTTTGATTTCAAGGATCACGTTACCCTGCGGAGATTTGAATTGCATGGGAAAGATGTTCCATTGCATATCGTCCACATTTAGTTCAACGTTTTCAAGTTTGATGTTGGATCCGTCTCCAAATTCGTTCATGGGTGATGGAATATTGATTGGCGTGTATGGGATGGTGTGTCGTTTTCATACATCGGACTGCCCGTTTTCTGGGCACGAACTGCAAGACCATGAAACGGCTTCAACGTCGGCTTCATGACCTTGGTTTTGCGCCCGGCTTTTATTGCAATACACACCGTGTTTTTTGTTTGTGTGTGTGTTTTTAATTAAATGATATTGGAAAAAGTATATACTCTGTTGGCCCGGTGGGGCTTGAACCCACAACCCTGGTCTTATGAGGACCCCGCTCTGACCAATTGAGCTACGGGCCAATGTTTGATATGATGCGAATCAAAGTTCCACATCATCCAAATCCCCGATCAACTTTTCTTTGACGGCTTGTGCAATGATTTTACGTCCCTCTCCGTTGTACTTGAAGAATCGTTCAATCTCTTTTTGGATCACTTGCTTCACGTTTTTCGGACGCGTTGCTTTTTCAATGGCTTCTTGAATCCAAACATCTCGCTCCGCTTCCGTCAGCGCTGTGACAATGTTGTATCGCATTCCTTCAACGCGAAGTTCAACGGTTGTGTTTTTTGGATGATAACTGTTCATTTTGAGTTTTTCAATTTATGATGTGAAGGTCGCACAAACGATGAATACCACCGTCTGCAAGCAAAACCATGAAGTCTTTTTGCTCCGGATCATCCGATGGTTTGACTTCTTGAACGGTTTCCACGTGATCTCCCCACGTGGAAGCTTTTCTCCCAACTAAACGATGCTGTGTTGTCCACTCCATTTCTTTGTTGTGGATTGTTGTTTGTCGTTGTGGATCACTTTGAATGACACAGGCATGGCCGGGTTCCAACTACTGCAACAACTTCATTGGGGCTTCAAATTGAAATGACAGAGACGTGACCTATAAAAATGACACCACTGCCATTTCAAGTTTCGTTAGACAAAGCTTTTTGGCTCCGGGGGCAGGACTTGAACCTGCATCTTTCTCCTTAACAGGGAGGCGTCTTGCCAATTGAGACCACCCCGGAATTCTTTCCACAGAACCTTTTCACAGTTCTGTGGCCGCCGATATGCGGGCGATGCTCGGTTGCAGCCGAGTTGGTTTTTGAAATGCCATGCGCTGCAACATATTACGTCGTGCCTGGATTGTGGCTCATTTCAATCTGAATTTGAATTTGAGAGAAACAAAAAGGTGGGGTGGGCACCCGGATTTGAACCGGGGTTTACGGGATCACAACCCGGCGCTTTAAACCTGACTAAGCTATGCCCACCATGTGTGTTGATGATCTCCATATCGGATTTGAACCGATAACCTCCGAATTACAAAATCGGTGCTCTGCCAATTGAGCTAATGGAGAGTTTTCATGGCATATATTCCACTTTTAAGTTTGTGTTCCCACAGCACCACGATTTGCAGTAGTCTTGTCCCTTCTCAGCTCTCTTCAACAAGCACTGCGACTTGGTTTGGGTCAAAAGATTCGTTCATGGTTATGCATCCATTTAGAGTTTGCGTCTTGTGGATGCACCACACATACCGTGTTGATGCCATGTTGTTTCGCCAGTTTCAATCAAAATCATCAAAGTGAATTTGAGATTCAAGATCAAGAAGCGTCTCAATCTTGTCTCGTCCGTTGGTAGCATGTACACTGACAACCGGCAACTCGTGTTCTTTGATGAAATCGTGAACTTCTTGAAGGTGATCACGCAATGTCACAACACACAACCCGCTACGTCAAGCGTTCTCAGACGCTTGAGAAAAGTCTCATTTGGACGAACGAATGGTCTTCAATAGTCACGCTCGTGCATTATAACGCTGCTCTCTCTGACGGGTTCTGTGAGCGTTTCGTCAAAGTTAAAGGTCACGGTCATGGTCTCAATAAAAAGAAGGGGCGGTGTGCCTGGAATTGAACACACCGCCCGATTTTGATTTACACCCCCATTTCATCATTCAATATCAATCTTTCGTGATGAAACGGATGTTTTGGGCAATTCAAGAGTCAAAACACCGTTTTCAAGATGCGCACTGATTTCATCTTGATCAACGCCATCCGGAACGGTGAATGTGAACTGATTTTTGGTTTGGCGACGGAAATGGACCGTCTCTCCATCTTGGGGTTCTGATTCTTGATCACATGAAATTGTGATCAATCCACTTGGAGAAATTGAAATGTCAATGTTCTCCTTGTCAACACCAGGAACATCAACCCGATATTCCCAGTGATCCGGATACTCACTCAATCCATGATAACGCTTAGAATTGAGTTGAACGTCATCGGGCCAAATATCATTAAACACATCTCTCAATGTGAATGAAAATGGTGAATATGAAGAAATTTCAGTTCTTGGAATCATCCGTTTTCTACTGGATTGCATATGCATGCTTTTTGTCTTTGGGTTCTTTTCAAGCGTGCTGTTCACCTTGAACAGACACATGGACATACATCACAAATTCGGTGCAGTAGATGAGCACCGGGCAAACAAGCCGTTTGCCAATGGCCTCCGTGGTATGATGCACCACGGAAGATTTCGTTGTTCTACTTACTCCAGCGCTTCTGCGTGAAACGCAACACCTGCTTGACGTTGCGGTCGTGCTCCCGGTGGGACCAGGAGCTTCTGTTGCTTCCCGAGTTATCGGGGCGGCTACGCACATTCCAACGGCGCTTGGTGTTGCGAGCGCACTGCAGAATGGTAAAGGCAACCGACTTCTTGTTGTCCGAGGCAATTCGGTTGATCTGCATGATCAAATTTGTTGGAATGAGGAAGGAGATTGCTTTCCTTGCTTCATTTGCTACAACACACCAATTTATGTATGGTTCCCGACCATTTCAAGTTCACATGTCTTTCACAATGACAACTCAATGAACTTGGCTGTTTTGGCTTCGCAATTGGCAACCCGATGAAATCCGTCAATCAAATTTAACTGGTTGTTAACAATCCCAATTGGAAGTTGCTCGTTGTAAATTTCATGGTCGTAATCATAATTCTTGATCATTCCAGAAAAGTTGCGTTTGCGAATTTCGTTGACGTCATGTTGAACAATCGCCACCGTATCATAGTTCAAAACGTGCTCTGGAATATACTGATACTCTTTGAGGAGAACGTACCGTATCTTTTTAGCGTCGGTATCCAAATTCAGGCATTCTTGAATTTCGCGGTTCGCGTTTCCTTGTTTTGGGTGAGACCATCCTGAAATTTCTTGGCCGTAATAGCCATCACAAATAACGGCTTCAATATTATGCTGACTATCCAAGATATTCATCTTGATCAGCCTTTCAATGCAATACGCATCCACCGTGGAATACTTGCGGGTCAACTTCTTGATGTTCATGAACACACCATCAAGAGAAACCTCTACGATTACTTTGGATCGGCAAATGGAACTGCAATCGCAATCCGGACATTGCATATGGTAATCAAAGTAACAGTTTACAATTTGTTCAACATTCATAACGTTCAAAAATTTAAGGTGTCAACATCGCTTGAATCTCCAAAATGTCGGATTATAGGTACTTGATCCACCCGCATTCAAAACAACGGTATCGGTTCTTCGGTGAACATTTTCCCAGATAATGTCATGTTCAAGCCTGGAAATGCGCCAATTCAATGAACGAAAGGCTTCATATGTGTGCTTGAAAAAGGCATCAGACGCCATTTCATGATGATACAGCCGAGTCCAAATCCCAAATGAGTTTGGTTCATCTCGGATCACACTCAACCCACTCTTTCCAGTTTCATTCATGTTATCATCAAACACGAAAAGATGGTTTGGATGGTTTTGGCAATCTTGGGGGTTCCACACCCCATTCCACACAACAACGTTTTTCATGGTCATCATCTATATTCAATGTACGCCCGGAAGGACTTGAACCCCCACTCTCTTGATCCGTAATCAAGCGCCTTATCCAATTTGGCTACGGACGCATGTGTCACGTATATTCATCCGCCAACATTTTCAAGAACCAATGACCGGTAAAGCATTGCAGTGTCTTTATATAATGGTCTCGCTTATTTGCAAAACCGCTTGTTGGCAACTCATTCTGAAGCCAATCAATGGAATCGTCGTCTGATAGATGTTTTTTGCCGCATGCACGTTTGTAAATCCTTTGTCTTATGTTCAATTTATGAGCGCTTGCATATCAGACGAGCACTCATTTTATAAAAAACAACCAACCAGACCGGGTCACCATCATCTCTGCTCTATATGCTGTGGAAGATGAGAGACTTGAACTCTCAACTTCGGTTTGCAAGGCCGGAGTGTTTCCAGTTAGCATCAATCTCTCATATCGCGTTGAATGTATGTATGAGATCAAAGCACGCGTGTTCCGAATTCAAATGGGGACACGCGTGCGCTCTGTCATTTCAATTGCGACGTTTGAAAAGTGAAATTTCAATTCGGATTCTACGGATCTGCAACTTCAATGGAATCTCCCTGGGATCTCCAACAGGAAGCATGGCAAGTTGCATTTCAAGGTTTCGGAGTTTGGATTTAAGGGCAGTCATTGTGTTGAAACGTAGGTTGTTTTGGTGTCAACGAACAATCGCATGATAACACAATCACCGAAGAATGTCAAGCGTCATTATGCTGATTCATACCATCTTCAAAAAACTCCTTGATCTGGTCTATCACTGAAAAATAGGCAGAATCTATCTGATTTTCCACGTAGCACTTATAAAGAATTTCCTTGCGACTGAACAAATGGGATCCATGATGAATTGCAATCCACCCACACGCAGATACAGAAAAAAACACCAAAACAGGAATCCATAGATTGAAAACCAAAGCAAAGGGAACGGAAACCCCCAAAAGCACCGTTGAGATCAAAAATCCATAGATCAGTATGTTTTTTAATAAACGGTCCATGATAAAATATGTGTGATATGCATGTCGTTTTTATTATTACTATTAAAAGTATTCATCTTCGTTGATGAACACAGACCGAATGCCGAGGTAAACATCATTTGCGTGGTCATCTTCTTTATAGGTATATAGATCATATGTTCCATTTCCATACCCCGTTTTAGCAACCACCGATGAACTGGACTGAACCGCCGATTTATATGGAGACACATCAATCACTTGCTTGACATCACTCAACTCACGCTGTTCGGTTTGCGTGATCGCCATGACACCATGATCAGATTGAATGCGGTCAGAGTTGTTCCATGTGCCATCACCAACCGCATTTGAATGAATAACAACCAATTCACATGGAATTTGTTGGTCATTGACGATCACGTGAACTGAATAAGCCCCTTTAGCAAACTGTCCATTCAAATATGCAACCGATGTTTCAGAAAACGTGTCAATAAACAGTTCCGTGGGGTTGCCCCGCAAGTCCCATGTTCCAATCCAATGGGAGTTCAAATCTTCAGACTCAAATCCAATGTAAGTGTTGCTGTAATGCGTAATGTCAACCATGTTTTTAAAATACGTGTTTCAAATGAATGGGGGACACAGATAAAGTGTTCCCCCACGTTGCTTCGTGAGCATATTGGATGAATCACACGACAACCGGTTCATATCTCCCGCTGTTCAGTGTCTCAAGAACAATGTACAACGGATCCAACTTGTCAGCAGTAAGCACGTGTTCCGTGATGCTGGCGCCAAATCCAGATACAAGTGCAACACCCGGATCATCAAATTTGACTGGCTTCTCGGGACCATCAAAAACGGTCAAATGGCACAACAAATAGGCAAGCGTCCACCAAAATGCAACAACAAGGAAAGTCATGTGACAATGAGGTTTTGGTTTTTTTTCAACAGAACAGGTACGGCTTCCAGTCTTCTTCATACTGAACAGGCGTCTGTACCAGAAAGTAATAGTTCGGACGATATGCATTCACTGAATCTGGATCAATCATCTTATCCGATTTTTCATGATTGCATGTTTTACATGCCGTCACAAGATTTTTCCACGTGTTTTTTCCACCCCGGCTTTGCGGTGTCACATGATCCAATGTGAGATCAGACCCCGAACCACAATACACACAGGTGTTGTTGTCTCTCTTGTAGATGTTTTGACGGGTGAGAGGAGCATCCTTGTGTGGGATATCAACATACTTTTTGACTCTAACCACCGAAGGCACCTGAAAACACACGTGTGGAGTTCGCAGTCTCACGTCATCACTATCATAATGATGCACAACATCTACACGATTTCTAAACCACATCGTGAATGCTCGGGTTGCAGGGATCAACTGCAACGGACGATAATCTTTGTTGAGAACCAACGTTTTTTTGTTCATGACGGTATTGCTGTCAACATCGCTGTCATTCATGGTCCATGAAAAAAGTTCTGTTGTGAAATTGGTTTTTTTGGTTTTTTATCATGAAAACCCCGGACTTCAAACACCATCGCATCCGTTTCTTTGTTATATGTGACATCTAATCGGTCACACCAAATCGTTTCTATAGACAAGCACACAACAGTGTTCAATGCAACTCCCAGTCTTTTCAGAATCTTGACATTTTTGAAAGATGATTGGGCAAAACAAGGTTTGCCCAATGGATTGCTGCTTGTCTGTTGTGCCATTGGAGTGAGCGTCCGTGAACATGCTTTTTTGCAAACACACTTGCACGTTCAATCATCCGCTTCCCAGATTCGCTCTCATAGAGTGCTTGTGACTTTATATAGACGAATTCGGAATCTGAAATGTAAACCGTGGCGATTTTATCAGCGTCCGTGTTGTATATCGTCTCATGAAGACACAATCATATCACGTTCAATGTTGTCGTAAAGTTGATCCGGGATCAGATCAAACAAAATCAACTTGGGGCTTTCAACTGCATTGATTGCACCACCAAAGACGGATTTGATCCAGCGACGAAATCGCTTGCTGTGCGTGCAATGTATCAAGAATAATCGGTGTCCATCATGTACACGCCCGCATCAAACCATGCAAATTGCTGTTGTACATAGTTGCACACTTTCCGAAATGCATCCATGTCTAAACGGAATGGATTGGGCCGTCCATATTGAGTACCCCGATCTGTAGCATCAAACAGGAACGGAACAAATTGGCTCGTCATTTTAATGCCCACGATTCCTTCAGTGTTTTTGTTGTCATCGCACAACGGAAAGTCAGACGACACATGAGCACGCACAACGAGTTCAACTGTTTTGTCGGTGTAATCATACCCAATGGGTTCGTATTCCCGCTCTCCAATCAACGCAAAGGGCACTCGGAGCGAGCAAATAACACCTGACCCCTGTGATTCATCGTCGGCAGCCAGCGCATTCAGAATTTCTTGATCGCCCATATCACCCCACGTTTCTTGATCCAAGTGTCGTGCTAATTCCACAACATCTTGATTGTCGGAAACGCGTTGGCCGATGTAAATATCTCCACTTGTCATGATATAACGTGTGTTTGTTTCAGTTTGAAAGGTTGCGATTGTAAAATGATGGATTCCCGGTGACCTCAACCAAATATGAATCGCTGGTCAAAACCCACTCGGTTTCACCCGTGTCATTGGACTCTGCTTCCATGAGAACAAGACCTGGCAACAACCCGGTCTCAAAAACGTCAACGGTAACATCAAGGGATGGTTCCGATTCAAGCGTGTATCGTGTTTTCTTCACACTGGACCGCGCCAACGATTTCAAGCGATCAAACCACGTTTTTGAAATCGTCCATTCAAATTCAAATCGGCGTTGTTTGCTTCCACCGAGTTTGACGGAGACCGTGAAGTCTTTTTTGCTACACGTGCGGACTTCAAAGAATGGAAGGGTTGAAAGATAATGATGATTTATGTTCACGCAATCAACAATGTCATCACGCGTTTCATCAAATGTTCTCAGTACAAATTTCCGTTCGTTTTCAACCATCACTTTTTTTCGGGTCCGGGATTCTTGCTAATTCCTACCATCTCAAAGTGGTTGACGCGTTCAGTGCGTTGTATTCCGGTTATTTTCACACTCGCAAGTTCATCAAGAGACAATGTTTTTCTATCAATCAAGCTGTTCCAAAATGAATCAACTGCTGTTCGCTTTTGTGATCCGGACTCGTCATCCAAATCGTCTTCCGGTACTTCAACAAATGTGCGATATGTGATTTTTTTGTGTGTCTTGGATCCCGCAAAATCGGTCAGTAGCAGTTCTGCCGTGACTTCGTAGATGTAAGAAAAGTATTGTTCAGATTCACTCATTCTATGTTGTGTTTTTTTTTTGGACTTTCAAGGGCTTCGGAATCTCCACGACTGCTCTTGCAAAGAGCATCCACCAATTCTGGTTCATCAATGACATCCGCAACTTTCATTGCCGCGTGGTGGCGAAAAATTTGAGCAAATGGAAACTCTACAAGTCCTTTGATGATTTCAAGAAGTTGACGTTTGATGCTGTGCTCTGTGCTTGCTTGTGAGCGGATTGAATGTGCTGTCTGTGCATCACACCAAAAAATTGTTTTAATGGCGTGATGGGCTTCTCTCGGCGTTGAGAAGCCCATCGGGAAACTTGATCACGATGCATCAACCGTGTGATCACATTTGGGATATTGGGTACATCCCCAAAACGCGCCATATTGGGATGTTCGGCGGACCATTGGATTCCCACAGCGGTCGCATGTGGGACCTGCAATATCTTGTTCCCAATTTTCAAGACGCTTTGAAAGGTTTTTCTTCCACGTCTTGATCCGATTCACACGTTGGCTATGCCCACACAAAGTGATTTCACCGTCTGAGTTGCGATGGAAAAGTTCAACGCGAATCGCGTCGCTTCCTTTTTTGCGAATCTGTCCGTTTCGGGAATCAATCGTGGTGTACACCCGAAGAGAAAGCGAACGACCAACCCGCTTTCCAAAAACACATTCTTTGACACCTTGCAATTCCAATTCTTGAAACCCCCTGGATTCCAAAAACTCAATGATGTTGAATTCAGACGGAGAAACAAAATTGCGCTGGCTCATGATCATTTCTCATTTGTGATTCGTCGTTGGATCATAATCAACACGACTCACATCACACTGTTCCGTGCTAAATGCTCTTTATCTCATTTTCAAAAACGTCATCCTATAGATTCGCGTCCGGTCTCACCACACCAAAAAATGTGAATTCACGGACCAATGAATGAATCAGCGTCCATACGTTGCATGTGCTGGACTGCTGAAGGGTGGGTTGATCTGAAAACCCATCTCTACGATCGTAAATCTTCATTTCGGGTTTGAAATACACGGGATAATGCTTGAGATCGCAGATCGGGGTGTGTTCAAGACCGAACCCAGAATCGGGACCCAACCTTTTTGTGTTTCCGACACCATACACCGACCACACATCCGATTTTGGAAAATCGTTGTGTTCTTCCACTTCAACAATGGGAGGTTCAATTTTAATTCGTTGCATTCCACACATATCGTGCATTGCAGAAGTCTCCAACACGTTTTTGAATTGGTCCAGCACCGAATCGCCGCAAATACCACTCAAACTTTCAGAAATGAGATCCGCATTTTTGTCAGTGACAATATGCTGAAGCAGCCGCCCAAACAGAATTCCGGATTCAATTTCAACGGGATTTCCATAATGATGAAACAGAGATCCGGTAAACGGTTTCCACACCCATTCCCCATGCCCCCAATCACGTTCCCAAATCCGAGATGATTTAAATACAAGTGTTTTCATGGTATATTATACACTCAAGAATCTACGTGTGACATCACCTTTAGGTGATTTATGAATTCCGGTTTCAACCCACTCGCTACGTTCAAAGAAGTTCCATGCTCCAAATGAAAACTCGGTTTGCATGCTGCTTGCATACAGTCCCGGAAACCCTTGAGATTGAAACCGCTTTGCAAACTCGGTATACATCAGCGTTCCAACCCCACGGCGTCGGTGGTCTTCTTCAACAAACGAATATTGGACAAGAGGCTTTTCAATGTTGAAATCAAGGTGAGCTTGGTATTCCGCTTCGTAATTTTCATGCAGCTTTTCAACCAAAATTTCAACTTTCTTGCCAACACCATGACCCTGTTTTGCTTCTCGGATCCATTGCTGCAATTCGGATGAAATCAATCGCAATTCCCCCATCAACCCATTTTTGGTATGCACGAGAAATTCCGCATTTTCTTTTATACGCGACATACTCAATCAATGACGGTTTCTGGAATCAATTCATGTAACCGGCTTTGAGGTAACCGGCTTTGATTCCACACATATATGCATTGGCAATATCCAACTGGAATCCCTGGTCTTGCATAATAGGATGTTCCACAGTTTGATGGAGCCGAAGTTGAAATTCGGCTCCATCTTTCAACGTGTGTTTGGAAATGTGTGTCGGCTCTGAATCAACAATCATTTGAAACACCAGCTTGTTTTTCGTTGTCGGATGACAGAAAACCAACAAGCGAAGTTTCAAATTTCAATGTGAAATTATCATGAAGACCAATTGGGATCAACAAATGTTGTGTTGGATGGATGTGATCCCCGATAATCTTTGAATTGGTTATAGAAGCGATTGATCAATAGATTCATGCGGTCACCGGACGCGTCTCCAATTTCACGTTTCAGACGGTCAAACTCCCCGGCTCGTGATTCGGACAATAAATACCAATGTTCGGAATCATCTTGTCTAAACGTAAATCGTGTTTATTCATCTGCTGTTGCATCTGAACGGCGGCACAGGTTCTTGATGTGTTTTTTCTTCCAACCATTTTCAAACCAATCTACGCGAATGACATCGTGGGGCTGAAAATCGGAAACCTCTTGAACGTGATCCTTCCAGAATTGGACCAGTGCTGCCGTTATTTCAAAGTCGTGGTTGTTGTACGGCGTTTGGACCCTAATAAGATATGGCGATGTTTCGTTTTGAGACATGGAAAAAAACATTTTTTGTTTGAATTTACACATGCATCATGGACCATCCATATGCACATCTTGCGGAAGGAGGGGGAGTTGAACCCCCAAGGATCTACGAAATCTCGTCTGGTTTCAAATCAGATGCAGTCGCCAATCTGCTTGCCCTTCCATATGAACATGCAAAATTTGCATCATACCCGACCCGTGTTGTCAGTTGTATTCGGTGCCTCCTTTGCGGGTCAGATAATCATCAGACACACTTTTGAGTTGCACGCGTCCAAGAGAACGTTGGTGTCGTTCCACCTGTGGTCGCACAACAACCCCTTCCCGGATGTGAACGTCTTGACCCGTCAACGTTTCTGCTCCGTTTGTGTGCTTTTCAAGAATATCTTCGCTAAACGGCCCACGATAAAGAACGGGCACACGAGGAATATCCAACGAATCAAGAAGCGATTCAAGAACGAAGTCGTTGACAAAGTGGCCGGTTTGTGGATCTCCGATGAAAATGTCAAACGCACGAAATCCAATCTCATTGTTCTCTTCACCGTACCCCAAATCCTGAACCCGGTTTCCATACACTTCACCAAGAACATAGAAGTACCCGGCAATATCAGACAACTTGTCCATGATCCCATGTTCACGGGCTGCACGAACGTAAATGGAGTTTTCATTTGCATCATTCAATTGGAGTGCCTGTCCTTTGGATGCACGTCCCTTTGAAGTCACAATGAAACGCCCAGCGTCATCGTTGGACTGCTCACGAGGAACGACACCGATTTCACAAAAACTCCCATGCAACTTCTCTGTGATCACAACCGGTTCTCCTTCTTTCAGTGCATCGGGATACTTCTTGAAATTTTCAACATCGTATGTCACAGTATGCCCACGCGCATTGAAAACTTCACCGCCCATGTGAGACGGAACCGTGGGTTCATACTTGGCGATTCCAAGCAAGTCTTTGACATCTTTTCCGGTCGGTCGGATCCGGGGGCTGTCCTTGGGGCCAGCATATTGACCGCCAAAAACATGACGCTCGTCTTGAAGTTGGATGCTGTAGTTTCCAACATCACCATTTTCAGTTTCCACGGGATTCCATTCAACAGGATAAACCAATCCTTCAGTCACGACACCGCGAAAACAGCGAACCTTGACGCGGTCTCGGTTGCTTCCATCAAGTTTTCCAACGAGTCCCAGATTTTCAAGAACCCATTCTGGAACGATGCTGTCCACTGGGATGAATGCAACGAGATCACCCGTTTCATATTTTCCAATTGGAACGACGGTTTGAAACTTTCCAACCAACCCAATTTCAAGGTTGTCCGCATTCGGATGATTCTTGATTTCAATTTCTTTGATGGGTACTTCAAATTGTGACATAACGTGTCGTTGATGATTTTTTGTTGTGGATGGGGGAGATCACCATTTGCGCTCAAACATGATGGTGTTGCACTTGGGACATCCGAGCAATGAAATTTCTCGTTTGTGGTGATCTGTATTCAAATCGCGGGTGTGAAAGTTTCCGGAAACGTGAACAAATTTTTCATCTCCGACGGATTCAACGTCTCCGTCATCAGTGAACTGTTTTCCTTGTTCATACCCACAAGAACTACAAGAACGTTTCATATCACGTTACGTGTTTGTTGAATTTCAAGTATAGATCGGATCATCACTGACAATCTTGTACGCCCATTTCTGAATGTCATCTAAGTCAATGCCTTCTTTCAAAACGACACTTCTAAGAATATGGTCAACGTCTTCAGTCCAATAACATGGCTCATGGAATGTAGTTCCATCTTTCATGGTAACTTCAAGATTGATAAATGGCATATAGTTGCAAGCGGGGTTTATAAAAGGGTGAAATTTCAGTGGTGGTGAATTAAATCACACATCATCAATCAAAGACGATTCAACCAACTCACCATCTTTCCAGACAAACTCCGGATCAGGTTCTTTCTCACCGTTCATGATTTCTTTCATTTCATTAACGGATTCCAGCAAACGTTGAAACGTGGCGTCGTCCATGTGATCGTTTTCATGGTTCATGAGATCAAGGTTTTTGGCTGTGATTGGTGGAAACAAACAACAGCGCAGAAGTTCCATATCATCTTGAATTCAAAGTTGTGGAAATGGTGGGAATTGAACCCACACGGGCGTTGAAATTGCCAACATGGCCCTCAACCATCCACGTCTGCCAGTTCCGCCACGCCCCCGGCACACGTGTGTATCTCAAAAAGAGCCTTCACATGCGATGCACATACTACACGTTTACCTGGATTCCATTATATTTTTAAGTTCATACGGTTCTCCAATGGAATCAAGGAATTCACGAATTCGTGACTTACTTTGAAGGGGCATGAAAGCCACATCAAGAAATGCGTCATAAACAAATCTGCCTTCAAGTCCGTGATTTTTGTTCATTAATGCATCATGCACCTTCTCAAGATCAGCTTTATCATTTTCGTATTTGGCCCAGTACGCCGTAGCACGCATTTTCTTGGTTAGACTGGAAAGTTTCTTTTCGTATGCTCTGTCTACTTCTTTGCGTGTACTGTGGTACGATCCGTACAACTCCCAACAAGGTAGATATTCTCCATCAAAATTGATGAGAGGCACAACTTCCGCTACATCATCCCATCCAAACCGAATCAAATATCCTGTTTTGAACGATGCGTCAGGATCGTTGACCAAGGCTCTTCTGAACTTTTTGGATTCGCGATTGCCCTTTAAGTTTTTGACTTTAATTTTGAATTCAAATGAGCGGTTGGCAGCAGTGTCTCGGAGCGTGAGTTTATGATACTTTTCTCCAAAATGCCGTTTCTTTTTTTCTTCAACATAAAGACGTCCAACACCGTGTTTTTCACGGAGAACTGTACCTTTATAAGTATCCTTGTACCGGTCCATATTGAATTTACCTTCATATGGGATATTGGCACGTTCTTCATTCAAACGAATACCAAGGTGTGACTTTTTCAGTTCCTTTCTGAGTTCTTCCCGGATGACTCTCTTCAGTTTGTTGCGCTTGCGATTTCGTCCCGTTGTGTATTATTATAGTATTATTGGAATTGGTGTGTATGTGCATCCATGAAAACTTTTTGTGGTACATACCGCAACTTTTTTATTACATATACAATCATGTATACGAGAACACGAAAATTTTTCTCTCAAGTACACGAATTAGGCGACTCTTGAAACGCCTCCGGGTGATTTTCCTTAAAGTATTTCATGAACTGAATATGAATGTATCGTGCCCACGGGTCCATCATGGTCGCTAAATTACTATGAAGGTATTCACCGTTTGGGAGACGAAATGAGTGATCATCCACAAAAAAGATAACATACCGATTTGAACCTTGGTCATAGTAGTCTTCTGACCTATATTGTCTATATTCTTTCCACAGATTCGGAAACGCTCCTTTGGTATACCCTGACTTGTTCTTGGTTTCTTCAAGAAGCCGTTTCCATTTGAATGGGTAAAAAAAAAAAATCATACGATACAAGGTTAGTCATGATCGCTGCCAATGAAAGCACCAAACACGAAATCGCGAAACCAACAAAAACGAAAGTGATGAAAAGAAACACACCGGCAATCAAATCAATC